GATGGAGAAATAGGTGCAGCATACAAAACTGTCCTCGTGGCTATTGAAGTGGTAATCTGAAACTTGCAAACTTGTGACCATTGAGAACAAACGTAGGCGAGAGACATTTCATCAACATCAGTGCCACCAAATTGAGGAGTGACTCTCAAACAATTGCTGGCCAAAGGACCAACAACCAACGCAGCCGATGGCACATCAACATTGTGTTCTAAAACACCATCAATACGATGTACCCTATGTGCAGGCTCTACAATCGTAGGTTTAGCAAACCCAAAGCTCCTGATAGCACCAGCTGCCTTGGCCAAAAACCAAGAAGTAGGTCCGCCTATCGAACTAATAGCAGGAACACCCTTAGATATCCATTTAACAGTTCTAGAAAGAGCCATAGTAGCAGAAGAAAAAGGATGGCTTTCCATCTCAAATTCCTCAGTAACTGGAGCTAACTTTTTGCCTGATTGAAACACAATGTTGGCCGTACTCTCAGGCGTGGCTCCAAACAATTCTATATCCTCTAAATGAACAAGCAATTGGTAACCTGGAACAACTAAACCAGGCACAGAATTGCAAGCACAAAGTCCATTCAAAGTCACAGTGCCATAAACAGGCTCGTCAGTACCAAAATTCCTAATTAAAGAATATTCATTTATGCCTATATATGGAATCCTAAATTGTACCATAGTGTCACTGGAAAGGTCTAGCCTTACATGGGGTAAATTCGTACAAGTGGCGTTTCGAGAAGCCCTCTCGTAAAACCCAGGTGTAGTACCATCAGCACCATACTGAAAAGACAAAACAACAACGCCTTGGTGAAAAGGACTAACTGCCACTTGCAAAGTGTACACTATAGTGGCACGAATGCCATGAACACCATTAAGTCTATTTAAACCCTGGGACCATCTTTCAATTACATTGGACAAATATATATTATTAATAAAGAAACGCCCAATGCTACCAAAGGGAATAGTGCCATCAGCAGCAGGAACAGGTCTAGCAAAATATTTAGTAATGTCTTGTATATCTCCAGAAACAGGATAAAAAGAAGAAGTGTTGCCACCTAAAGCAGCAACCGTTGTACAAGCTTCATTCTCAAACTCTGTAACACCAGTAGCTTCTGCTACTGAATTGACGGTTAAACCATCAATAACTGAACAAACCGTAAGGTCGTTCTTTAAATCTAAATCATTATTTGAAGTGAAATATTTTACTCTCAAAGGCTATTTCACACCAAGATGAGAGAACGATCATTCTCTGGGTTATACTGACCCTGAGTAGTAAAGCTTAAAAGCTACAGTTCTGGAAATGACCCTGTCCAAATTAAATTTTAAGTGATCGTTACTCATTCTAAATTATTAATTTGCGTATATGCCAAAACCTAATACCAATTGTCTGTCCGACTACGGATCAGGTTTAAGTATTGTTTTTTCTCACACTTAGAACGAGGAATGGCACCTTTCATGGCTAAAACTTCAACCAACTTAGGCGCATACTCATTCCAAACATCCTCACTATGCATACTAAGCTCCTCCAAAGCTGTTTCTAAAACATCAACAATTATCTTGGATTCTAGCTTCTTGTTCTTACACCAATAAAAAGTGTATAAGAAGCTATCCTTTTCCAAAGGACAAACCCAAGCATTGTCTATTTTAGTAAATCCACGTTTTAAAAACGTAGTATTCTCCAACTCTGTATATTTTTCAAAAACACCAGTCTTGTTACCTGGTGTATAAACAACCCCAAATTGCTTACTCATATGATCGGCTACAGTGACTTGGTTAAAAATCTCAGCTAACTCATCATCTACATTAGAAACATTGTCATCTCCATAAGTTACAGACGTGACATGACTCCAATAGCCAACCAAATCTCCTGTAGCAGAAATATATGTGGCCACCAACAAAAATAGCGAATACATAGAATTAACTATGGTGGTGAACGGATGTCCACTAGGTAAGGATTTGTTCCATTGATATATGAAACGTTGATCCTTGCCCATACCGCCAATATGTC